AAGAGTACGAAACCAAGATAGCGGAGCGAGATTTCAACGATGCTCTTAGGGCAGAACTTGAGAATGTAAAATTCAGTTCTAGTTATGCCAAACGCGCAGTCGAGAACGAGATCAAAGCAAAAGGCCTCAAGATGGAAGGTGGCAAAATATTAGGGCTTAAGGATTTGCTTGAAGCAATCAAGGAACGTGATGCAGACGCTTTCGCTCCTGAGAACGAAAAACCGTCAGCGAGGTTTACTGCTCCCAAGACAACAGTGGGGCGGAACACCAAGCAATACAAATCACGCGAAGAGATTATGGAGATCAAAGACAGCGAAGCCCGTCAGGCTGCAATCGCAGCGAACCTCAACCTATTTAACTAAGGAGAAAATTCATGGCAGCATTAGAAAACACCACAACCACTGCTCAGATCGATGCTTCTATTCGTGAGATAGATTTCGTTTCTCGTTTCCAGAGAAACTGGGATCTCCTTCTTCAGATCATGGGCATTTCCCGTCCTATCCGTAAAGCACCTGGCACCAAGCTTGTTGGTTCCACAGCTACAGTAACACTTGAGAGCGGCGCAGTCGATGAAGGCGACCTCGTACCGTTCTCCCTTGCAGAAGTCAACCCAGTTGAGTACGCTGACCTTACACTTGAGAAATATGCTAAAGCAACAACAGCCGAAGCTATTCTGAAGTATGGTTATGCAGTAGCAATTGAGAAGACGGACGCAGCTTTCCTCAACGCTCTTACCAAGAACATTCAGGACAGATTCTATACCTACCTCAACGAGGCAGTTGGCGTTCTTGAACCCGAAGCTGACCCAGCGACATTCCAGGCTGGACTTGCAAAAGCAAAAGGCCTTGTCGTTGAAAAATTCCAGGAGTTATCTCTTGATGCCACAGAGGTCGTAGCATTCGTCAATACAATGGACGTCTACGATTATCTTGGATCTGCTGACATCACAATTCAGAGTCAGTTCGGTTTCCAGTACATTAAAGACTTTATGGGCTTCAGAACAGTATTCCTTTGCCCCGACAGCGCAGTTGCGGCTGGTACAATTTTCGCTATCCCAGTTGACAACCTTGTTCTGTATTATGTCGATCCTTCAGACGCTGAGTTCGCAAGAGCAGGACTTGCATATCGTACAGTTGGCGAAGGTTCCCCGAACCTGATTGGCGTTCATGTAGAAGGCAACTATGGCCGTGTACAGTCTGAGATCAGCGCCGTCCTCGGCATGGCTCTTTGGGCTGAATACGTCAACGGCATCGCCAAAGTCGAATTCGGCGAGTAATAAAATTATAGAGGTGATCATGGCTTATTTAGATTATTCAGAATATCTGAATTGGTTTCCAGAAACTGCGGATTTTGCGAAATATGAGTTTCAGGCGGAACTGTATCTCAATAAATTTACTACTGGTATCGACAATGTAAAGAAGCTCAAGGTCGCCTTTCCGACTGACGAGCAAGATGCAACCGCAGTGAAGTATTGCGTCGCGCAGTTGGCCAATACTTTAATCGAGATAGACCAAGCGACAAAAGGGCTGGGCTTTACAGCTGACGCTAACGGCGTGCATGGCCCTCTAGCTTCAATCAGCTCAGGATCAGAATCAATGTCATTTGCTACTGGCTCAAACGGTTCGGCAATCGTTGAAGCGTCGCGAAGTGCTTCAGCCAAGAATGTTTTGATCAGCGACATGATCAGGAACTGCTTGGCTGGTGTCACAGATAAGAATGGCGTCAATCTTCTGTATATGGGAAGATACCCTATTTGGTTAGTTCCAAAAGAGGTGCCTGATGTACATTGACACGATAACACTATTTAATCGCGACGCAGCTAATGGCTTATGGTATCCCACTGTCTTGCGTAATGTAGACCTCAATGCTGACCGTGGTGCTATTATGGCAACCTACGGAGCAACGGCTACAGATAACGCACGGTTACACGTCAGGTATCGCTTAGAAAACTGCGGTCTCAAGGTAGGCCAAAAAACATATCTGGAACCGACTCAATTCAGGGCAATCACCAATAAAGCGAAGTATATTACTTTTGCTTTTGGCGAGGAAAACGGCGATCTCTCCTTCGATTTCTTCATTAAAGGGAAGTACAGCGAGGAAGTGATTGACGACAGTGACTACGACGAATATGACGGGTTCTATAATTACATGAATGCTACACGGGACAACGTTTTCGCGATTACTTCTTGTGCAGTATATAGTGTGATACCGCATTTCGAGGTTCTAGGTCGATGAGCATGTACAAAGACTTTAGCTACTACGTTGACAAAAAAGCTATTAAAGACACGCTGAAGAATGTTCCTAAAGCGCAGTACTGGTTAGATAATCAGGTGTGGATTGACATGAAACCGTATATGCCTATGCAAGAAGGAACATTTCAGAACGTGGTTGGTATGAGAAATGCCTCGTTGGCAGGGACTGGTCAGGTATGCGTATACGCGGGGCCGTCAGGTCGCTTTCTTTACTATGGCAAAAGAATGGTGAACGCCGCGACGGGAAAAGGGCCAAGAAGGATACCGATTGGCGGGGGCGAAGTAATATATCGTTGGCCATACGGTTCGCATCTTGTTCCTACTGATCAACCTCTCAAATACTCAAATCCAATGGCACAGCCAGAGTGGGACGAAGTTGCTAAAACTTATCATCTTAAAGAGTGGGAAGAAGGAGTGGAAAAGATTCTGAATGGCAGATGAGAACGTTGTCTTAGATGTGGCGGGTTATGACATAATAACCGACGCATTGATGGAATTATTAAATCAATATCCTGCTCTCCCTCAAAGTGAGAAGATCACTTTTGCCACTCTTGGTGAGAATCAAGGCAAAGCAATGTTTCCTCAAGGCGGCGCAGTAATAGTAGAAGAACAGAGTGACATCCTCGGTCGAGTACGGCAGACGTGTCAGTATCCGTTCTATGTTCTGTATCGAGCAGGAGGCTTGACATCGGCTCGTAAGCAAAAAGTCAAGGAATGGCTTGACGATCTCGGCAGATGGCTTGAGGGGCAGACAGTTACAGTTGGCGAAACATCATACACGCTTGATCAATATCCCGAACTTACAGATGGGCGAAAATTCAGAACTATTCAACGGGCATCTGTAGCGGCGTTGAATACCATCAATAGTAATAATACTGAAGACTGGGCTATAGCAATTACGGCTCGGTATACTAATGAATTCAAGAGGTTATAGAATGGCAGATTTAACTTTCCTTACAACTAGCGGAGAAACTGTCAAGAGAGAACTGCTTATCGCATATCTGCACACGAGCAATACTGGCGGAAACCCTTCCAATCCAGTATGGTCTCCGATTGGATCTCGTGTCACAGATTCTTCTGAGGAGCTCGACTGGTCAGAAGATTCTAGCACCGATATTCTCGGTGTTACACGCACGACCATGAAGAAGCCCGTGATCACGCAGACATTCGATCCGTGGGATCTTGACGGAGGCGACGCAGCTATTCTGAAGATCTGGAACTTGGCAATCAAGGATCAGGACTACAGTGCTCTCGCAGCTCAGGACGTACTTATCGTTCACTGCTATGCGGGCGCTTCAACTTCAGCTATGTTCGCTGAAAGATACGAAGCCTGCGCAATAAGACCGACTGGTCTTGGTGGTGAAGGCGGCGGCGTTGTTGGAATGCCTATTGACATCACATACGGCGGAAAGCGTACCGTTGGTACTGCTTCAATTAGCGCTCAGGGTGCTGTCACATTCTCAGCAAGCGCATAACGAAGAAATAGGCCCCGCTCTGGGGCCTACTTTTGTTAGGAGGAAGATATGAAAGAACTCAATATTGATACTGGGTTGGTTACATATAACTTGAACGATGCAGTACAAGTTACTTTCAACCCTACGGACAGCAAATTCGGTGAGCGCTTGTTCAATATATTTGAAGAGCTTGACAAGAAACAAAACGAATATATTGAGAACGTAAACAGTAAGAAAAACAGCAAAGAATTGTTCGAGTATAGCAGGGAGTTGGATGAAGAGATGCGTGGTTATCTCTTTACCTTGTTCGATATGGATATCGTTACTCCTTTGATAGGCGATATCAACGTCTTTGCTTTAGCTGGAGGGTTGCCAATCTGGGCAAATATTCTTACTGCGCTCGTCGACGAGATGGACGCGGCCGTGACGGCGAACAATGAACTAAGCAAAAAGCGTGTTGATAAATACACGAAGAAATACACAAAAAAATACACCAAATGATAAATTACCAACTTCCCAAAAGCGTCGAGATAGCGGGTACAGAATACAAGATCAGGTCTGACTACAGAGCAATCTTGGACATCTGTTGTGCTATGAACGATCCCGACCTCGAGCCGTCTGATGTTGTGATTATTGCGCTTCAAATCTTTTACGAAGATTATGACCAGATCCCACTAGAAGATTGGAAAGAGGCAATAGATAAGTGCTTTAAATTTATCAATGTAGAAGAAGACCACGGCCCCAAAAGGCCGAAATTGGTTGACTGGGAGCAAGACTTCCCGTACATCGTCGCTCCTATCAACAGAGTGGCGGGAACAGAGATCAGAGACCTTGAATATCTGCATTGGTGGACGTTCGTGTCTTACTACTATGAGATAGGCGGGGACTGTACTTTTGCGCAGATAGTTTCTATCAGAGACAAATTAGCAAAAGGCAAAAAACTGGACAAGCAAGATAGGGAATGGCTGAGGGATAATAATCACTTGGTGCAGTTTAAGAATAGATATTCAACAGCTGAAAAAGAGTTGTTGGAGCAGTGGGGAATAAAGCATGGCGGAAAATGAGAAACTTATAAACACCAAGATAAATGTAAATACCACTGAAGCTGAAAAAAAGATAGCGAGACTTTCAAAAGAAGTCGATGAACTTGGAAAAAAGATCGAAAAAAAGAAAGAAGCCAGAGCTGGTTCTTATGCGTATCTGGAAGAGCTGAAAAAACAAGCTGAGCAGCTTGACAAGAATAGCCAAAAATACAAAGAATTGACTGACCAAATGGACGCTTTGAGCGAAGATCTAATGCGGTTTGAAGGTCTTGAAGGGATCACTAAACTAGAACTAGAGCAAGAAAAAATCGTTCAGCAGGTCATGAAGATACGAGAAGGCGAAGCGGAGATCGCGGCCAAAACTCAGGAGGCGGCAAACAACACCGAGCATGAAGCTGAGGCGATTGAGGATGTGGCTGAAGGAACAGCGGAGGCAGCGGCTAATACCGAAAGGACAAAAAACGAAGCGACGAAAGCTAAGTCTGAGTTTGAGAAGCTGGGAGATAGGATCACTCGACTCGTGAAGAATATCTTTTTCTTCAATCTGATTAGTAAAGCTCTCCGTGAAGTTCTATCATATTTTAGCCAAGCGTTAGCACAGAACCAGCAGTGGGTAAACGCTGTCAGGGAATTGCGTGGCGCGTTCCAGACATTAGCACAGCCGTTATTAAACGCGGTTTTGCCCATACTAGTAACCATACTTCAGGTTTTGACAGCCATCATATCTCATATCGCGAGCGTCCTTGCGTTGTTCTTTGGGACTACACTTTCAGACAGCGCAAAGTCCGCTCAGAAGATTGGCGCTGGTATGGCTACTGGTGCAAAGAACGCTGAGAAAATGAAGAAGTCACTAGCGGGCTTTGATCAGCTCAACGTATTGCAAGATAACGATACGAGTAGTGGTGGAGGTGGAGCTAAAGGAGGAATAAAAGGTTCCACCTTTAACTTTGTAAATGGCATCAAGGACAAGATCTTGGAGATCGAAGCTATTGCTTTGGGCGCTATGCTTGCGCTTGGACTGCTATTGTTATTCTTCGGAGGGCCAAAACAGTGGCCTCTTGCTTTGGGACTGATTGCGGCTGGAGCGCTTGGCCTCGCTGGTTTGGTGAACTCGAGCGATATAACGCCAGAGCTAAGAGCTAAGATTCTGGAGGTTACTGAGATTGCATCGTTGGCGGCCTTAGCGTTAGGTGTAATCTTATTGCTCTTTGGTGGCACGAGCCTTCTAGGAAAAGCTATTGGATTGATTGCTGTAGGTGCCGCAGGGTTAGCCGCAGTCTATGCAACCAATGGAGGCAGTACTCTTATTCCTAAGATATCTGCTGATTTAGCCGCAATAATGTTTATATGCTCTGCGGCGCTCCTTGCATTAGGAGTTATCCTTCTGTTTCTCGGCGGGCCAGGTGCGGCGGGGTTAGCTGTTGGCCTTATCCTCGCAGGCGCGGCTGGCTTGGGTATCGCTTCGCAGACAGACTGGTTTGCACAGTGGAAACAATCACTGAAAGGTAAGCTTGAGGAAATCAAGCAGACGGTTGTTGATGCGTGGCACAATTTACTTGCTAAAATCAAAGAATTCAACAAAAAATATCTTCAGCCTGCAAATCTATTTGGTGGCCTGTCTAAAGGCTTTAAATCTGTGGTAGAGAAGCTAAAACAATGGTGGGAGAATTGGACAGAAGGGTTGAAACAAGAATGGGAGAATGTAACAGCTAATATTAAAAAAGCTTGGGATGCCGTGAAAACCTTTGTTCAGAACAAGGCAGAAGCAATTAAAACAAACCTTGTAAATAAGTGGAATTCCATCTGGACGAAAGTCAACGACGTATGGTCGAAGATTAAGAATGGAGCGTCTGAAGTTGGCAACAAGGTAAAGAGTTACATTGAACCCAAAGTCGAATCCGTCAAAGAGGCATTCAATAAAGTTATAGGTACAGTCACCAACCTTAAGGATAAAGCTACAGTAGTTTTCAGCGCGATCAAGCAAGCTATGGAAGGTGACTTTCTCGGCGCTATCAAAACGATACAAGACGGATTTACGACAGCGGCGAGTGATGTCAGCGGTATTGAAACCGCAGCTGAAAGTCTTGGAGATGAGCTGAACGACGTCTTTGGCAAGAAATATTCGCTTGATATAGAAACGAACGAAGTCCGTAACATCACGGCAAAGATAACTGAAGCATGGGCACCAGGTGGGAAATATAAGGTCATGGCGATGGCAAGCGGCGGCGTCATACCGCCGAACAGAGAATTCCTGACCATGTTAGGAGATAACAAGAAAGAACCTGAAGTCGTCAGCCCGCTTTCGACTATGCAGCAAGCTATGGTGCAAGCTCTAGAACAGACGGGATATTCAGGAGGCGGACAGACTATTCAGGTCAATGTAGATGGCCGTAAACTGTTTGATGTTATGGTCAATCAGAACAACAGTGCAGTGCGCCGTACTGGCACGAGTCCGCTCCTTGTATGAGGTGAGATATGGCAACGATAAAAATAGGATCCTACAATATGCCCGAACCTAAAAAGCTCACGGTCAAATTGCAAGACCTCGACTCTGCTGAGACTGGAAGAAATCAAAGTGGGTATCTGTTTCGTGATCGCGTAAGAGGCGGAGCTTCCGCAGCGCGCGTTCTGTCGATCGAAACTATGCCCCTGACCAACTCAGAAATGTCATCGCTTCTGACTGCAATCGGCGGTGCGAGTTTTTCTGTCACATATCCTGATCCTTATACGGGAGCAAACAGAACCGGGACATTCTATGTTGGCGATAGATCTATGCCGATACACAGTATCGATGGCTCTACGAAATACTGGGCAGGGTTCTCGTTTGACTTGATCGAATTCTAAGGAGGAGAAATGTACTACGGAGTAACGACTGCGTTTCATGATGCTTGCAAAGCTACTACGCGTGACATTTATACCAAGTGCGAAGTGATCAACGGCAATAGCACGATCACCATGTACGGCGCAGGCTCAAGCGGCGAGATTATTTCTATGGAGTGGGATAACGTCGCATCCTCTCAGGAAGGGTTCCAAATTGGAACGTTCTGTATGGACGAATTCAAGATGAAATACCACCCCATAACGACAACTATTTCACTGCTGAATAAGGAGATACATCCGTATATCGGCGTCGACGTTAGCGGCACCGTTACTTATGTACCTCTTGGCATCTTCTATGTGACTAACGTCGAGACGGAAGATGATGATAAAACCTTCAGCATCACTGCTTACGATGGAGCTATAAAATTCGCTGGGAAATTTTACGCTGGTGATATAGGTGTTACTTTTCCGATCTCAGCGTGGAATTTGCTCATGGCAATAGTACACCACTTCGGCTTTGCAGTAGTGTACGAAGAATATGTCAACACACTTAAAACCTCTGATAGCTATACCTTGAATTCTTCAAATGCAAGGCTGTTGGTACACCAAAATGTAACAGCCAATAAGAACGTGATCATCAATGAACCCTTCGAAGGAACGTACAGAGATTACGTTGGTTGGATAGCAGGACTGCTCGGCAGGGTAGCTCACTTTGACAGAGAAGGAAATCTATTCATACGACGCTATCTGTCAACGGGCTTTACCATTGGAAGAGATGTTCAGCATTTAGGCGGTGCAAGAATCAATTACAATGGTGCAGTTACTTACACGAGCATCATAAGCGGCACGGCTGAGAATCCAGTGTACCCGACCGCATATAGTGGAAATGCTATTTCGTACACGAACCCATATATCACTCCTGAGGAATTGGATCTGGTATGCGAGCAAGTAGTCGGGGAGAATGGGCTTACTATCACGCCTTGCGAAGTTACATGGCGTGGCGATCCTGCTTTGGATGTGGCTGATATTGTCAATGTAAAGGACAAGGATAACAACAATACAACTGTCTACGTTATGGAGAGAGTTGTGACGGTTACTGGTGGCATGACTGAAGTACTGCACTGCTACGGCAGAACCGAAACGATGCAGAACCTTGATCAGGCTCCATCTACTTCGCAGCTAATTCAGGTCTCCCAAGAATTCCGCAACCTTGCCGACTTGGTCAACAACACTAAAGGCACGTTCAAATTTATCGAAAATACAAATGGAACGAATGGCGGTTTCGTTATATACGAGGACGAGTCATCATCGTGGTTGCGATGCACGGCAGGCGGTTTGGGAATCTCTGCTGATGGCGGATTGACATATACGAACGCAATAACCAAGAACGGCGTCGTCGCTTCACAGTTGAGCGTGTACAAGAGCGGCGAGGAGATACTTGGTGTCAAATATTTGGATTACGCCAGTCGATCAGAATTATCGATGAGCAACGTCGGCGATTACTATCCAAGCGTATTTATCTCCGCAGGAAGAAACGGGAGCAATAACGGCGGATTTGGGGGTATTACACTTCAAGATCCTCGGCAGAACGGTTCTGGCTCTATTCAGATCGACTTATCTTACCCTGATGCCACTTCTGAGTGTTCAAGGTCTAGCATCACGATGTATAGCAATCGCCCGAGCAGTAACTATAATCGTATTATTCTGAATGTGGCCGACACCACAAGCCGAAGCTTCGCAGAAATAGGTATTCGCGACATCAGTACGGGCGAAGAAATGATCGGTATGGAAGATTCAAACGGCACGCCTCAGATGTATGTTAAGAGTGGGAATACGTTTAGAGTATTAACACTCAAGCACGTCAGCATTGGCGGTACATATTACTATTTCTTAGGAGAACAAGCATGATACTGACAGAGAAAGAAGTTGAAGCCATCTTGGTCACTTTACAAGGAATTGAGGTGCACGGCTTTGACAATCTAGACAAAGTAATGGCGCTTATTCAGTTTTTCAAAAACAAGCAGAAAGAAAGTGAGGTAAACGATGGCTGATTATCAACTTACGCAGACTGGTGCTCAGGTTCAGGCGATATTAGATACGATATTTGGAAGAGAATGGGACTATCAATTCATAAACAATATAACTGACCTTGGCTTATCATCTGGGGCAACATTGAATGACATTTGTACCAATATGCCCGCTAACTCGATAGGCATAATCGATGCTAGTACTGTTTCGGGAAATGACAGACCAACTCAGTACGCGACAATGCTGATAGTAAAACATGGCTCCTATCTTACAAGATTGGTCTTGCTATGTTTTAGCAGAGCAGACGGCGCGGCGTGGCTGTGTTCTGGTGATGATGTGGCTTCACCTAATTGGAGAAGGATAGCAGTTGGGGGCGGCAACGTACCAGAGGGCTTCAAAATCAACGGAAGGAAAGTGCCATCGATCTTTACTAAATCATACTCTGGAACAACGGATAGCAATGGGTATCTAGCCACCGACTTGGGCAATGGCACCTATGTTCCCTTTATGGGTAGGTCAAGTACCACCGACCATGTTGTTGAGTTTTCAACGGGGTCGTCGGTCTGGTATATGCACATCATAAAGAACAATGCAAACGTAGCTAATACATCTGTGACAGTTAACGTCTGGTATTTCGACTACAACACGAGCAATCCGTGAGGTATTGAAATGTCAGAAGGGTTTTGCGCAGTGATCACTTTAGTTTGCTTGACTTTGTTATTTATATCAATGAGGTAGAAAAATGGAATTTAACCTCGCAACGATGACCGCAGTCATAGGAATGATCGGCGGTCTTTTAAGTATCATCAATCAGTTGTCTAGCTTGAGGAAACAGCAGGCCGACGCGGCGAAAGCTCAAGCTATTCGTGACACCAAACTTGATGAGAAATTGAAGACGATAGATGAGCGTTTGGCGGAGCATAATTCATACGCAGAGAAGTTCGCGTCTCTGACAAACACCATCGTCGAAATGCGAACCGACATCAAATGGATAAAGGAGCAGAGGTAATGCACATTGAGATATATACAGCTACTACTCCTACACTTACGATCATGTTTCCAGAAAATGTAGATCTAACACTGGGTTATGATCACGTAGTGACCATCTCAAGGCCGATTTCTGAGGCCAAAATAATGGAGATAAGTGGTGACGCTCTTACTGTCACTGCTCATCAGATAGACGTAACCTTTACTCAGGAACAGACAATGCTACTGCCCGAACCGAAAGTTATTGGTCAGGTAAACTGGCTTATAAACAGTGGTGGCAAAGTCAAGCGTCCGTGCAGCACTAAATTTGAAATAGACACAGAAACGAACCTTAAGAATGAGGTGATGTCTTAATGATCCCTAACCCGATAGTCGTTGACGTTGACATTGGAAATACTAATCCTGCTATTCCTATCAGCTTGGGAACGGCAATAAATATTACCAGTGTATTACAAGAGAAGTCAGCAGTGCCGAGTGAAGAAGAGCAGGTCATTCTTCCTGATCAGGATTACGACGGAATGAGCAAAGTAGTGATTGCTCCTATACCGTCAAATTATGGCCGTCTGATTCGCGTCGGCGCAAATCTAAAAGTATATTGATAGGAGAAAATCATGGCTCAGGATATTGTTATTCGTAGCAATACTTATTACGATACACCAGCGATCGAGATCCCGCGCGCTGATGGGCAGGGCAATGCGTTGTTCTATGACAACTCAGAAGCTACTGTTTCGAGCGGGAACCAGATGTTAAGTGGTGTCAAAGCACTTGGCAGTGATGGCACACTATACGAAGGAAACATCTCAAGCAAAAGCAGTAGTGACTTGACGGTCTCAGGTGCGACAGTTACGGTACCAGCGGGCAACTACGCCTCTCAGGCAAGTGCCTCTGTAGCGAATGGTAGTGTCACAGCTCCAGCGACTATCAGCGGATCCTCAGCGTCACTTTCTACTGGCACGAACACTTTGACACTTTCGAAATCGATCAGTGTTACCCCAAGCGTGACGACAGCGGGTTATATCTCAAGCGGAACAGCGGGCAACTCAACTGTATCATTGACAGCGAGCGTCACGACAAGAGCAGCGTCCACACTTCAGCCAGGTACAAGCGCCGTGACGATAGCCGCAGACACTTATCTTACGGGAGCTCAGACCATCCCTGCTGAGCCGAACTATCTTGCGGCCAATATCGTATACGGAAAAAGTCTTTGGGGACTCAACGGCTCAGCACAGATCCCAGTGATCAGTCAGGATTCGGTGACAAAGATCTTAAGCATCAGCTAGGAGGTGAAACATGGCAAAAAATGTTTCGCTCTGGGGAACCGACTATACTGCAGTTCCTGCTCTTGATGTGCCACAGACGGGTGGTGGAACTGCGAGGTTCATAGATCCGTCGCCGACTACGGCGGTGGATTCAGATGTGGTGAGCGGCAAGATCTATTTCAAAGCCGATGGCACTCAGTCTGAGGGGACTGGGAGTGGGGGCGGTATAACACCTACTGGGAATATTGATATTACTTCAGCTGGTGTCACAGACGTTACTAATTATGCCACCGCTACGGTTCCGCAAGGTGCAATAAACTATTGGAGCAGAGGTGTAAATTATGATAGTACTTATCGTTATTATTCTTTTACTCCCAATATAACACCAGGTTATTTTAATACTATATCGAACACCCCTAAAGCTACATTAACAAGACAATCTGAAACGATAACTCCGTCATCATCTCAGCAAACAGTAACGCCAACAGGTGATTATTATTACATTGATTCTGTTACGGTAAATGCTGTACCTAGTGGTACAGAAGGGACGCCAACGATTAGTGTTGGAAATTTAACAACACGAGGCGAAAGATATATAAATTCACAAGTAACTAATACTGCTGGTTATATCGACGGAGGAACATACAATGCTGATGCTGTTGTTCTCGATGCGTATGCTTTTGCCAGAGGTACTAAAGAAATTACACAAAATGGCACTGGAATAGAGGTTGTTGGTTATGAATCGGTAGATGTTGCTGTAACTCCAAGTTTACAAAGCAAAACTAATATAAATCCTTCTACATCATCACAGACGATTACTGCTGATAATGGTTATGATGGCCTTTCTTCTGTTCAGATAAATGCTATGCCAAGCGGTACAGAGGGTACACCAACCGCAACAAAGGGTGCGGTTAACAATCACTCCATAGCCGTTACTCCGTCTGTCACTAACTCGGCAGGATATATCAGCGGTGGTACGCACAACGGATCAGCTGTGAGCGTATCTGCGAGTGAGTTAGTGAGTGGCACATACACAGTATCCTCATCAGGCACTGCCGATGTAACGAATTATGCTTCAGTAAGTGTACCTCAAGCAGATGTAGAGGGTGCAGTTGACAATTACTTCACCACGCAGAATGGTCAGCGTAAATGGCATAATGACGGTTATCTTCAAGTCAATGATGTTGGGTGGATAGATTTGCCCGTCAGCGTTATAAATACCAACTACAACGCCATCGCAAGTGGCACATCTGTCACTCCCACAAAGTCATCGCAGACAATCGGTGGCGCTAACTACATGATGGAGGGTGCGGTCACAGTAAACGCGATTCCGTCACAGTATATTATTCCGTCAGGAAACTTGCCGATCACGCAGAACGGCAACAACATAGATGTAACTAACTATGCGACAGTTTCTGTCAACGTGAGCGGCGGCGGTGGGACTAGCGCGTCTGTATCAGAATCGAGTGTCACTGTAACGTCAGCAACGTCATCAATTTCTTTTAACAGTCTACTAGGTGAGCCTACCTCTTTTGTTGTGTTGGCAGGCGATGATGTTGCTACTGGCGCTTCACCGTACAAGGTCGCAATGGTCGTCTATGATGGTACAAGTGATATAGGGCAGACAATAACCAACACCAATAATGCTCAGGTATCGTATGACGGAAGTGGCTTTAGCCATACCTATTCAAACGGGACGCTCACTGTCACGGCTACCACAACGCAATTCCAAGCTAATACTTCTTACTTCTTAGCGTATTCGTATGGCGGGTCGGCGGCTAATATACATACTGCAGATGTGCAAGTAGGCAGTGGTGCAACGAGTATTACTTTTACGGGATTAGAAGATAAGCCATTATATTGGTCTTGTATATTCAAGTCCAACTTTTCTACATCGAGTGGTTATCAGCGAGTAGTTGGCGTCTATGTTGACTCTCAAGATGATGAGTATGGTCTGTGCATGGATTCGGCTGCTCATTACTCATACGGTTATTGGTCATCGTCTTACAGCAACGGTTCGCTTACGATCACATCGCAAGGCACTAACGCAGGCGGGTACTTCCATCAACCTGGTTATTATCAGTTGACATACGTTCTCGCTGATGCTTCACCATACCAGAAGATCAATAAGACGTATTCTGCAACGACTACTACGCAAACAGAGAAGATCGAAGCGAGTAGTGGCTACGATGCAATAGGCGAAGTCAATGTAACGGTGAACCCAATATCGCAGACGAACCTAACGGCAGCGAATATCAAGAGTGGGACGACCATCACGATCAATAACGGATCAACAAATATCTATTCTGTCACGGGTACATACTCAGGTGGCGGCGGCGGATCTTCATCGATAGCAACTACAACGATGACGAACAATTCTAACACGGCGACGTCGATATCGTTCACCGACTTATCTGGACAACCGATAGCGTTCTTCGTTAGGTTGACGACACAAGTTGCGAGGTCAAGCAGTAACCGTTACTACTATGTAATCAACGTGAGATATAACGGGACAAATACTCAAGGCAATAAGTTCTATCAATATAACGGCACATATTCGGCGGTTACAAGCGGATATTCGTACACTTACTCAAACGGAACGCTTACGGTAACTTCCAACGGTTCGCAGTCGTCTGGTAACGGGTCGTTTTACAGCGGGACTTATGAATTAGTTTATATCTATTAGTGATCAGCGCCGACTACGGCGTTTTTTATTGCAATAAAAAAGGAGAATCAATCAAATGATTATCAAAAAGTGTGAAGAGCTGGTCGAGCTCGAAGCAGGGAAAGCTATTTGGCACATCGTCACCGAAGGAGCTTCCGAAACAGAACCCGCTGGTGAGATCGAAGTCAAAACCATCTACGCTGATGGATCTGTTTGGGAGGACACTTCTGTTGTCGATGAAGCAAAAGTTTATTCGAAGTATGTTCTGACAACAGACGATTCTGGTGATACACCAGTCACTGAATGGGTATTGGCGGATCCGTTGACTATCACTGAGAACGGCGAAGTATCGGTTGACGGTATTAAAACCGTTATTGTGGACGTTGACGATGGCGGATCAGAGCTATAAGGGGGCTTGATATGGCTTACAACAGATTCTTACTGAACCAGTTATTGCCCGCTGGCAATAGCAAAACAATATACGAACTGATCCTTGACGAGCCGTATAGCGCAGACCGTAAACCGTCCGACGCCGCGAATTCTTTGGCCGCCAAAACTCCTGCTGATGTAGCATTAGGATCCAAAGCGACGTACATCACGGAAGATGCAAATGGAAATAGAATCGTATGGGAATTTACTTATCAGCAGACAGCAGTTAGTGAAACTGGCTGGGTGATCACCAAAGTCTTAGAAGGCGGTATGGCACCCATCCCGTTGGAAGTCACAGCGAACGCAAAGTATGAGGGCAATGGCGCAACGGCATACACTCCCGTTGATGTTGATGTACCGAATCCAAGTACAGGAACGTTGCAAATAACAGAAAACGGTGAAAGCATAGATGTATCTTCTTATGCCTATGTTGATGTCAACGTAAGTGGTGGCGTAAGTTTTCCAGTTTTCACAGAGGGAAACGACGCGTGGTCTTGTGATATGACTTATGAGCAGATTAGCGCATTGGAAGACTATGCAGATTCAGTTGACGCGCTCCCTTGTCTCGTGGCATCTGTAGCTGACCCGATGTGGGAATTAGGCTATTTCGTTAGCGGTGCAGATTTGGGTGACTTTGTTGATGTTCCCGTGGGAGTAACCGAGGGATTTACGTTCAATGGCGGGAATTGGTTGTTCGGCGACGACGGCAATTATTATTCTGGTCATGCGTCTTAATGCAGATAACGGAGGATAGAAATGGTACTTCCATCAAAAGTTTATGACATATTAAAATGGATCGACATTGTAGTTCTTCCAAGCTTGGGAACCGCTTATGCGGGCTTGGCTCAGATATGGTCACTTCCATATCCTGAGGAGATTACTGGCACCATTATGGTTGTATGCACACTCATTGGTGCTTTGTTGGGTATCTCTTCCTCAACGTACTACAAAGATCTAGGAGCGGGTATCTACGCAGATGGTGAGTACGATGAGTAATTCACCGCTCGTAGATTACACTTTCATTTCTTCGCACAAGACATCGCCAAGAGTCTATCCGATCACAAAGATCACGATTCACCACATGGCAGGAAACCTTACGGTCGAACAGTGTGGCAGATTGTTCCAAACCAGGGAAGCTTGTTCCAACTATGGTATTGGATCTGATGGCAGAGTGGGAATGTACTGCGAGGAGAAGGATCGTGCATGGTGTTCAGCGAATTACGACAATGATCACAGAGCAATCAATATCGAAGTCGCTAACGATGGAGGTGAACCTAACTGGCACGTTTCTGATGTGGCATTGAATAAACTCATAGAGCTATGCGTAGACATCTGCATAAGAAACGGCATCGAGAAACTGGTATTCACTGGCGACAAGACTGGCAACTTAACTCAGCATAATTACTTCTGCAGTACGGCGTGTCCAGGGCCGTATCTCAAGTCCAAATTTCCGTGGATAGCTGATCAGGTCAATGCACGGTTAAGCGGGGGTAGCTCAACATACAAGCTGAAGATTGGTTACGCTTCAAACGGTGACATCATAACATTCGAAAGACTGTTGGATTCACTTGGTGTTGGCTATACTGAATCGGCAGGCTATATCTACACAGATGATGTCAACGATTTCCAGAGAACAAAGATAGAGGCTGAAGCAGCGCGCTTGATCGTATCTTGCGTTGTTGTATCAAGTTTCGCTCCCAAGCCAGAACCATCTCCAGAACCACCTGAGGATGGTTATAAAGAACTCTACGAAACGACGCTTGAGCAGTTAGAGTATATGACAAAGCTCTACAACAGCACAGCGGAAACACTCGTAGAGGTACAAAAAGAGTTTGCCAATTACAAGCAATACGTGAAGCATGTATCTGATGAATTGGTCGCTCTTACTGAATAGCCCATACCGTTACCTCCATAAGTGGTTGAGGCGCTCACTATAAAAAGCCTCACCACCGCGCAGGCGGGTTCATATTTTTCCCTCCGTGGCAGAGGCGCTCCTTTCTTTAGGGCGCCTCTGTTGCGAGGAAGTACAAATCATGTACAAAGTAGATACAGAAAACCCAGTAAAAACGGAGTCTCTTTTTAATTCAAGTCTCGTCACTCGCACCAAAAGAAAAAGGCCCGTAAATACGGGTCTTTTCTTATTTTATAAGGGTTTGCGATACATTAGAAACCTAAAGATAGCTAAAGAATTATTAGATAAAAACGGGATAAAAGTACAAAGTTTGTACAAACCTATTCTTCTGAATTCTAAAGTTGTTATTTGCTATACTCAAAATCTGTGCTATAATAATACCAAGAATTGCTTGTGCTTTTTGGTTCCTTGCTTTTAATCCTTTCTTGAGATTGAGGCCCCTAGAAATAGGGGCCTCTTTCTTTATGCAAAATATTCGTTTATCTGCATGAGCGATTTCTGGAACTGGGCTTCGGTCAAGTGGGTGTACGTCTGAAGTGTGATTTGGATATCGCTATGGCCTAAGATTTTTTGTATGCTCTTTAGGTCGACGTTGGCGTTGTAAAGATTGGTAGTGTACTGGTGCCGTATCTGGTGTCTGTCAATCGCTGGTTTCGTCTTTCCGTTCTCAGTTATGGTCATGCCGTGATCCTCGCAGTAATGCAACCAACGCCTCGCTAGAACGCTTTGTGTTAGCGGGACTTTACCTGACACGATATAATCCTCTTTAGAAAGCGAAAGCTCTAGCAATCTGGCGCGCAAATCATTCACTAATGGAATTTGCCGATAAGAAGAAGCTGTCTTTAAACTGCCGATTTTGCCCGTGTTGCCGTTATAGTGTAAAGCCTTAGTTACGTTGATCACGTTCTTCTTGAAGTCGATATCTTTCATCTGCAGCGCTAATGCCTCGCCGCACCGCAGGCCAGTGTAGTAAATCAGGTACGCCAACTGAAACTCATCAGGTCGAGTGTTTACTATCTCTTGACATTGTTCCTCGGTCAGAATGTTACGTGTACCTTTTTTCAGATGCTTTGGAAGCTTCACCATAAAACACGGGTTGGTGATATGAACGCCGTAGTCAAAGATTGCTTTATTGAGGATTTGGTTCAGAACTGTCTTGTGGTTTGATACAGAACTCAATGAATAGATCTTGCCCAGTTTCTGAAGGAACGCTTGAACATCAGCAGGGGTTATCTCGTCGACGCGTCTTTGCCCGAACTGCTCAACGATTCTGTCATAGTCTGAGCTGTACGCTCGCCATGATCCCATCTCAATCTTATGCCAGTGTTCCTCTTTCCATTCCTCAGCGACAACATGAAATAGCGGAGCCTTAGTTGTCTCTTCCGTGTATTGCGCAATCTTTAGCATTAACTGTTGTTTGGATTTAGAACTGAAAACTTTTCTCTTGCCGTTGATCGTGACTTGCTTCTGATACAAGCCTTGCTTGTTCTTTTTCATCTCTTTTTCCTTTCTTTTGTACTGTCCATTTTTTTGGACAGTGCTTGGTGTAAAATTAAATCAAGGAGGACACTTACATGGAAGACTTAATTGATCAATACTCTAAGCTTAATGAAGAGCAAAAAAAATTATTCATTGCGTTTCTTCTTGAATTAAAAAACGAAGGAACCGAACAGCCGTATCCTTCTTCTCATCAGGCAACGCTTGATACAGAGAAAGAACGATGTCACTATCAGTCGGCCCCTCATAATCCAAACCCATAAGCCAACCTGGATCACAGCGAAGCGCGTTCGCTAGTTTCCATACATTGTTTTGCTTAGGTGCGAATCTTCCTGAGAGGTATGAAGATATCGCACCTTCTGTTAGTCCAGTCATTTTAGCAAGTTGCACTTGTGTTACTCCCACGTTATCCATCGCCAATTTTAGGTTGTACTGAAACTTTGTCATTGTTGTTATCTCCTTTCCTGATTACGCCACCATTATACACGCTCTTTTGCGAAAAGTAAAATATTTCTGTAGAAAACTAAAATTTTTCTAAAAAAACACTTTACAAATCAAAAGATAGTCTTTACAATAAGGGTGTAAGAAGAACATAAGTTCACACAATGGAGGATTTAAAAATGAAGTTTTTAAGAGACAGAAAAGAGATCGCAAGAGAGATCAACATCAAAATGACACCAGTCGTAAGAATCGACATCAGCAAAAGCGCGTTTGGTTTTGATGATTGCTACAAAGGAGATAGGATTCAGATTGAGACACCTAGATATGATTATCCAGTGAGATGTTTTGTCAATATGTATGGCGACGAGAAAGGCAACGAGGATCACGATCATCCGTGGAGATATGAGAAAATCAGCCTGAATCCTGAGACGATTTGTTTGACAGCGGGTTTTGGTTATAGCGACGTCGCCGACATGGCGGAATGGTCAAGAACACCGATAGTCAAAGCGGGTGGTAAAGTTGTCGTGATGTTTGACGATCCAGTCAACAAGAATTGCTATTTGAGAGTGATGAAAGTCAGTGATCGTATAGATGCGTTTTGCATGAAAGCGGGAATGCTTGAAGACATAGATTGATAAAGGCAACAAATTGCCGAAACGCCGAAAGGCGTTCACCAGAGATGACCTACTGGTGCTGATGATGGCAGGTCAGAAAGGATTAGAGATGATTTGGATTGTTGAGTATGCAATGGACGGCAAACGTCACAAAAAGAAATTTGAAAGCGAGTACGAAGCAGAAAAGTTTTGCGAGAAGCTCAGCAAGTTGGTAAAAGAAGATAAATGCGGTGGCTATTTTATCGGCCAGAAAGGAAACTGAGATGACAAAAGCAGAAGCGAAGAAAATGATCATGGATGAGTTTATGGCGACCTATGATCAGTGGTTGATAGACAGATATGAACTGTCAGATCATGACTATGGCTGGAAATATGGTTGGGTAAAGTCGGAGAAACTACTGACCTTGAAAGACAACCTCTCAGCGGTCACCATGTTCCAAAAGTACATATTTGACGCAGGCAGAAATATGCCACACTGGGAGAAGGCAGGTTACGAAAGCCGAGCAATATGGGAGTTGTACTGTGACGGGTTTCTCTCATATCGTCAAAACAAATGGGACGGTACATATTTCATCTCCCAAAAGACCGCAAAACTGATTTACAAGGAGATGAGAAAGGAGGAGCAGCTATGAAGATAGAAGAATGCAAAGCGCTCCAGTCGGGCGATCAAGTTTACATCAACATTGGCAATGGTTGGATCCAGACAATGACGTTTCTACGGATGATCAAAACTCAGAGTCTTGGTAGGATGACATTCAGCGAACTGTTGACAGCCGATCTGGTAGAGAGAATGAAGAACGCCAAATACAAGTGGGAAGCGTTGTGCGAGTACACAGACGATCGTGGCAAGAGACAGTGCAGAACATATAGCATAAGAGCGTTACACAAAGTACTGTAAATCGCCGAGTAGCACCTTGATCATTGAAGCGGTCAAGGTGCTATCCTTAGAAAGCAAAAAAGAAATTTTAGAAAAATCTAAAAAACCTCTTTACATTTCAAAAGTTAGCATTTACAATATAGATGATGACAGTGATCATCACAGAAAGAGAGGATAAAGAGATGACATTTTTAGAGAAAGCAATCTTGGCAGAGATCAAAGAAAACAATGAGCGCGATGATTACCTCGTTAAGTTCAATAAAGGCATCAAGCTTGAGAAGGTTGGCAAATACAATGGCGAGATCATGGCCAATAGACAATACGGAGATACATGCCATTATGAATATCCCAACGCAAGCAACGGTGATTGGACAAGCGTCAAAGTTGAAGATACATATTTGAGACTGTCAGTTGAGTGCTCATACAAGCCTAGCAACAAATACGACAACAACATAGTAATGTATGAAGTTTATTTATACAGCTGCGGTATGATGGTGGCCATGTTCGACGGAACAAAGTACGTCAAATAAGGGAGGAGATAGAGATGAGAAACGGGACATTGATCAAGATTGACAAGAACGGCACCAAATACTTCGAGGGTATCGTCCCTTGCGACAGATGCGGTGGAGCAGGCGGGTCAGATGCATGGAGGTACACGGGTTGGACTTGTTACAAGTGCGGTGGCACTGGAACGATGTTTGACTCTTGGGTTGAGAGAACACCTGAATACGAAGCCAAGTTGGCTGAGCGCAGAGAAAAGATGAGGCTGCGCAAGATCGAGAAACTTCGTGCAACGGCAGACGAACGCAACAAAGCGTTCTACAAGAAGAACGGCTTTTCAGAAGAAGGAAAAGCATGGGTTGTGGTCGGGGAAACGTATTCGATCAAAGAGGAGCTGAAGGCCAAAGGTGCAAAATGGAGCAACCTCATTGGATGGCATTTTGATCATGAAGAAGAAGCGTACAAATGCTTCGAATTGGATATCGACGAGATAACATATATCGGCGACGACGGAACAAAGTGGTTCAATATGTATTCGGAAGTGGTTCATTATGTTAAAAGCCGTCAGGAGGAGTACGCACCAAAGTCAAGTTCCAATTATGTTGGAGAGATTGGTGACAAAGTTGAGTTAAGGCTGACATTGGTCGGGGAGTTTTATTATGAGACGCACATCACCTACCGTGGCGAGACTCATTGGATTTACAAGTTCGAAGACAGCGACGGCAATATGTATGTTTGGAATACAACATCATATCCGCACATCGACAAGGGTAATGAGTACTTGATCAAGGCAACGGTCAAGGATCATAAAGAGTATAAGGGTGTTAAAGAAACGTACCTTACAAGATGCAGAATAGCATCATAGAAAGGAAATCAAAGATGATGAAAGATTATGCATTCTCATTTGTCGAGAAAGATCGCTATGGTTTGACATAGCAGGCGGAACAGTACATATAAGCGCTACGGCGCTTAATGAAGCGTTCCACAAGTTCAATCAGAAAACGAAACACCAGTTCGATGTTATCAGAGTTTGGGCTGATCGCAAAGAAGTGTACGTCAATTGCTAATTCGAAACCCGAAAGGCGTCTGGTCGGGGATGGCCTCCCGCCACTGAAGAGATAGGCTAGAAAGGAAACCAGAGATGGAAATGAATTTATTTGCACAGAAAGTTGTAAACGCATTAAACGAGAAGTTTGACGGTCAGTATACATTTGACAGTCAGGATGTTCTCAAGACGAACGGTATAAACCTCAGGGGCATTTATGCTCAGGTGGAGGATGGTATCACACCAGTCGTGTACATCGACAAATACTTGCTCGACTATCGCATGGGCAAGGGTTTCGACGTGATCACTGCCGAGATTGCAAGTGAGTACCTTGAGGCCATGAGAATAGCACCAGTGAGGTTTGACGAAGACCAGTTGCTCGACGGTGACCGTGCAAGGTCAAAGTTGCTAGCCAAGCTTGTCAATTATGATCTTAATAAGGAGATGCTCCAGTCTGTCCCTCATCGCAGGATCGATGATTACGCAATTATTCCTATCATGGACATCGACTACGGTAACGGAACGGGGGAGGTCAAGTTCACCAAAGAGCAATTTGAGAAATTCGGCTGGGACGAGAACGAGGTCATAGACGAGGCGTTTAACCGAACTGTGACAGAATGCCCCGCTGTTATTAGTTACATGAGCGAACTTGCTTTTGGAATGGGCGATAGCGCGAATCTCCTGAAGGAAGACATTGAGGGGGCAGTCGAGGGTCTGTTAGTCGTGACAAATACGACATCTTGTGACGGTGCGATTGCTTTGTATTATCCTGAGGTCAAGGAATGGTTTGATCAGCATATCAATGGCGACTTCTACATCATCCCGTCTTCCATTCACGAAGTACTGATCATACCAAATGGCAAGGGGGCGGATATATCATCGCTGACCGCAATGCTTTTATCCGTTAACGGCGCTATGGTTGCCGACAACGAAGTGCTTGGCACAAGAGCGCTTCGCTACGACAAAAAAGCAGGATGCTTTGTCTCATAAAAAATTCTTTAGAAAATTCTATAAAATATCTTTACATCTCAAAATCTAGCCTATATAATGATGATGTAAGCAGAACATAAGTTCAGTTACAGAAAGGATTTAGAGAGATGATCAAAGTCACAGATTTAGAAAAGAGCATGTTGGTAGCAATCAATAATGACTACAACAAGATCGGAATTGAGAATACAGAATTCACCAATACATTTGGTTGGGACGCAAACACAAACAAGCAACTGAGAGGTGCGTTTTCAAGCCTCAAGAAGAAAGGTATTGTTAGTCATTTCAATGATCCTAATTGTTTCAATCCCATATATCCGACAAGGAAGTTCATCGAAGTGATGAAAGAGCTTGGAATCGAAGTCAGCGACACGGTTGAGCGTTACGTCAGAGATGATGAGCTGTGGAGCGAGTACAGCGCAGAGTACATCAAATGGACAGATGATAACGGGTTCGTTAATTGGAAAGATTCTGAGAGCGGAATTATTTATTCGAGATATCCATTTGACAGATGGCTCAAAGAAGCAAAAGGAATTGAATGTTGATCGTAAGAAAGAGAGGGTAGAGCAATGTCAAGGTTATGGGTTTGGAAGATTTATGAAGCCAAGAAGGTTGATGGTCAGTTTAAGAAAGTTGGAAAGTACATTATATGTACGCCAGATCATAGAACAAGTCAGCAGACGATCGAGATGTATAAAGCCAAAAATGGCAAAGATTACATAGCAGAGTATGGCTACATAAACATCTAATGAGTTGTAAAGGGGATCAAGAGATGGTAAGAACGTATGCGAGCAAGGTCATCGAGTTAGAGTTGACATTTGAACCAAAAGAGCGTGACATCATCGACGCTGAAGAAATTGATTTTGTCAAATCGGTGTTGGAGCTTGACGGCATGGGGGAGTTAGAACTCAGAAACATGAGGGACATGGTTGTGCTGATCATGAACAAAGCGGTTGATGAAGCAATAGTCACAAACGACAGTGCAGAAGCAATGGCGTTGATGGATATGCAAAGTGCGGTGGTTGGAGTGATTGATCACGAACTATCCAGCAAAGGATTCGAGGTATGAGCGGGCGCTGACCTAACGGCGATACGGGGAGAAAGGATCAAGAGATGAATTATTCGGCAGAGGTTTGCAAAAAGCTCGAGGAAGGAGTGGCAAAGGTTTTCAATGATCAAGGGTACAAGGATTACCTGAGGACGGCAAACAAGTTTCACAATTACAGTGCACAGAATGTGATGCTTATTCAAATGCAGATGCCAAATGCAACACTGGTAGCAGGATTCAGCAAATGGAAATCAATGGACAGATATGTCAAGAAAGGCGAGAAAGCAATCAAGATATTGGCTCCCATTCCTCACAAAGTACGGGATGAGAATGATCAGGAAAAGGTATTGTATACCTCGTTTAGAGCGGTTAACGTCTTCGATGTCAGTCAGACTGACGGCAAGGAGCTTCCAAGTTCAAACGCATTTATCAAACCGTTAACTGGCGACGTCGTAGATTATGACAACTTGGTCATGAAGTTAAAAAAAGCGACAGCGGTGCCTATCAGGTTCGACAAGATTGACACCAACGGCTACTACCATTTGAAAGACAAGGAAATCGTGATCAACGAAGGCATGAGCAAAGCGCAGACCATAAAGACAATGGTACACGAGATCGCGCACTCAATTCTTCACGATAAAGAAGATGGCACAAGCAAGGATTCCAAAAAAGATGACCGTGAGGTTCAGGCAGAAAGCGTAGCGTTTCAGGTTTGCGATTACTTAGGAATTGATACATCAGATTACTCATTCGGGTATATAGCAGGGTGGAGTCAGAGCAGGTCACTTAAAGAGTTATTGGCGAGCATGGGAATAATAACAAAGACGGCCTACCAAATCATTGAGGCTGTAGAAAGGGGGTAAAACATGAAAGACGTTCAGTTCGACTATAGCATGCTATTAGGGTTGATGAGAGCCAAAAAAATAAGTCAAGCCATGTTGGCGAAGGCTGTTGGCTTTTCGGAGTTTAGCATGTGGGCTAAATTAACGGGTAGGAGTTATTTCACCCAGCCTGAGATAGCAAGAATATGTCAGACGCTTGGTATTAGCGATGACTTGATCAGTGCTTATTTTTTTAAAGTCAAACTTTAGAAATCAAAAGATTTCTTTAGAAAGAAAGGGGCCCCGAGCGTTGAAACACTCGGAGCCAAGAGATGCGAAGGGTAACCCTTCGGTAGCATTGTAGCAGATGCGGAAAGGAATTGCAAATGAGAATGGGACTAAAATATCGTGTTCGCCGATTTGTTTTTGGGGTGATCGCATTTTACATCAGTTACAAGATTTATTGCTTTACTGTTTTATTATTCGGCTACGCGTTAGGCGAGCTATAAGGAGGATTAAATATGAACCATTTTGAGGAATTATACCAAATCAACGTCAACGACAAGACGGAAGATTTGAAGCAAGGAAAGACGACATTGACCTATCTTTCTTGGACTTGGGCATGGGCGGAGGTCAAAAAGAGATATCCTGATGCCTCTTACAGTATAGAAAGATTTATCCAACCTGACGGAACATTTCTTCCGTATATGTATGATCAGAACACGGGCTTCATGGTTATGACATCAGTAACAATCGAAGGGCTTACCCACGAGATGTGGTTGCCAGTTATGGATGGCGCAAATAAGGCCATGAAAGCAGTCCCGTACACTTACAAGGTGAAGGATTATTCCAACGGAAAATGGAATGGCGGTTATACGGAAAAGACTGTTGAACCAGCCACGATGTTTGATGTCAACAAAACGATCATGCGTTGCTTGACAAAGAACTTAGCAATGTTCGGTTTGGGTTTGTACATTTACGCAGGCGAAGACTTGCCTGAGGGTGAGGCGGTCGAGAAGAAAGAGAAGAAAGTGACGAAGTCCAGTAAGCCGTTGTCACAGACCAATTATGACTTCGGCGACGGCAAGAAGTATCCCAGTGCTAACGAAACCTATTACTGCGAAGAGTGTGGCAATGAGGTCGTAGATACGATCAAAGCAAACGGAGATCCATATCTCAAAGAGCAATGCGTATCAGTTTCGGCAAATACGTTCGGCAAAGTTCTTTGCGCTGAATGTCTAAAAAAGAGATTGATGGAGGTAAATATCAATGCTTAATCAGATTGTGCTGCAAGGCCGTTTAACGACTGATCCCGAGTTAAAGACAACGGCAAACGGTTTGAAAGTGGTCACGTTTTCAATCGCGGTGCAGCGGGATTATTCCAAAGACAACGCAGTCGACTTTATTGATGTTGTCGCTTGGCGATCAACGGCGGAGTTTATCAGTAAGTACTTTTCCAAAGGTAAGATGATCATCGTATCAGGATCACTGCAGACGAGAGACTGGGAAGACAGAGAAGGCAAAAAACGTAAAGCATACGAGGTAATAGTTAACGCCGCTCATTTCTCAGAATCAACGAAAAAAGAAGCGGAACCTAAAAACGATGGCTACATCATGGTCGAGGACGAGGATCTTCCGTTTTGAGAGTTGAAAACGTCGAGCTATATCGTAGCGGGGGCGCTGTATACATAACTGCAAGAGTTCCGTTAGCCGACTATGACATAGCGACGGTGGTTGTTGATGATGCGCTTCAGGCAATGCAAAACAATAAGAAAATCAATCTCAGGTTTGATGTTGAGAGTCAACCGAGAAGTCTACAAGCTAATGCCTTGTTGTGGTCATGCCTAAGCAAAATAGCGATAGCAATCGCGGCGGACAAATGGGACATATACACCGATTGCTTGAAGCGTTACACAACACCATTGATCCTAGCAGGAGGCGAAAACAAGTTTAGAGAATTAAAAGAAATGTATAGGGAAGTGGAGATCCTTGATAATTGCATTGTGAACGGCCAAAAAGCATGTTTATACGCGTGCTATAAGGGTTCCAGTAAACTGAACAAACAAGAATTCTCCTACTTTTTAGACGGAGTTTTGAGTGAGATGGAAGAAATGGGTTTGGAGACACCCTCTGATCAGAAGGTCAAGGAAGTTATCGAGGCTTATGTGGAAAGCAAAGACGAGAGATAAGACTGGTATATGTCAATTATGCGGCCGCCATGTATCAACAGAAATACATCATGTTTTCGAAGGTAATGGACGCAGAAAAATATCTGATGAATGGGACGCAGTAATTGAGGTCTGCAGAAACTGTCACCAAGCTATTGAACATCACCCCAAAGAATACGAATGGCTCAAAAAGAAATATCAGCGGGAAATCATGATCCGCAGGAATATGACTTTGGAAGAGTGGATAAGCAGAATAGGGAAAAATTACTTATAGGAAGGAAACAAGAGATGGCGGAGAGAAGAATGTTTGCTAAGCAGATTGTAAGCAGTGACGCATTCCTTGATATGCCTTTATCGGCGCAGGCGTTGTATTTTCACTTAGGTATGGGAGCCGACGATGATGGCTTCGTAAATAACCCAAAGAAGATACAACGCATGATTGGCGCTAGTGATGATGACATCAAGCTTCTTCTGATCAAGCATTTCGTGATCATGTTCGAGTCGGGATTGATAGTGGTCAAGCACTGGAAAATCAACAATTATATCCCAAAAGATAGGTACCACGAAACGAATTATCAAGAAGAAAAGTCATTGCTCGAAACTAAAGAGAACCGTGCATACGCATTGAAAGATGGTTCGTATACAAGCTGTATACAAGCTGTATACAGAGAATAGATAAGAATAGATAAGAATAGATTAGCGTAGCGTAGATAAGGATAGAGGATATGACAAAAGACGAAGTAAAGTGGCTATTCACTGAAATACGAGCAAGATATCCAACATTTATGCGCGGCGCCGACGGTAATGAGATTCGACAAGAGATGAGTAAGTGGGCGGAAACATTACCAGAAGGTTTGTGTATCGGCGGAGCAATGGAGATACTGGAAACCTATTCGAAGCCGTATACCCCAAACCTAGCCGATTTCATGGAAGAAGCAAACAGCTATAGCATAGACGGTTTGTTCTGGTCAACGATCAGAGACAACATACTGAAAATATCAAGAGATGAACACTTGGCGATATGCCGAGAGGAAGGGAAAAAGAGATATGGAAAAGCAAAAAATTGAAACGTTAGTAGAGATGATTCTTAAAGAGGTTCCTATTGCAAGAGATGACGATGATGTCTTAATGCTGATGTATTGCAAAGCAATAGGATACGACGTTGATACGCCATACTGGCAAACGCTATTGGAGCCGTCACCAAACAGAGAATCCATAACGAGATGTCGCAGAAAAGTCCAAGAAAAGAATCCTGAGTTGAGAGCAAGCGAGAATGCACGCAGGCGCAGAAAGAAAGCTGAGGATGAATGGAAGGAGTACGCAAGGACATGATAGTTATTGCTCTGTGCATTGTAATTCTTGGAGCCTACGCCTTTATGGCGTTAGGCTTCAGGATCATAAATCAAAACCAAAGAAATGATGCTCGAAGGTATCTTGATACGTTGGCAACAAACTGGACAAGGATTGAAACGCAAGCGGTTAAAGATGGCGATGAGTGCTATATGTGCTGGCAAGCACAAGCGTTGGTCAATTTGGCGTACATCATCGAAGGGTGGGAATACGCTGAAGATATCGCAAAGAGAATTGGAATGATAACAGAACAGACGTGCAAGGAGAAGATGAGATGAGTACGATCATTCGAGGAAAACCAAAGTGGTTACCAGTGAGCTGTGGTCATTGTAACGAAACTGGTTTAAGGCTAGTGATCAGATGCGAACACTATAATCCAACATTTAGCGGGTATGCGAGAAAGTCAGAGAATTGTCCGTTTCAGCCGTATCAGGCAGCGTGGGACTCAGGAACTTTCGAATGCATGAATTGCGGCGAGAGGTCAGTTGTATGGCAAAGCGATTTTGACTTCGAAGATTATGGAATGGAAGGAAACGGGGTTGTCCATGTTTGCGAGTGTAAAAACTGCAAGGCAATAATTGAGTATTACTGTGGAGAATACGATGGAGAGGATATGTAACGAAAACATAACCGAATGCCCGAGAAAAAAGTGCAACCTGAACATGGGTGGATTATGTCGCACGATCAAGGAGATAGCGGTATTGAAGAATGGGACAAGACATACGTTGGATCTTGATAAGTGTCCATTCTACAAAGAAAGGAAAAAGAGATGATCAACAAAGAAGAAATAGCAAAGTATAAATTCAGAGATGTAGACGTAAATAGTTTCTACGATTTGGTGGGTGGCAGGCCAACCGAACGAGAAGTGTATGCATATCGAGCTGGTTGGAATGAAGCGTTGGACGTAGCATCAATATCGTGCGACATTGAAAATCATTCAACATCAAGCGACGTTGAAGGTCAGATAGTAGAGTGGGTTGACGTGTACAGTGACTCGCCGAATGAATTGGAAACGGTGCTAGTAGCGTGGGAGCCAGTAAGAGGGATGCCAACGAAAATGTACAGACACTTCTATGGTTTGGCGACGTATGAGGACGAAGGTTTCACACTTATGTCTGACAGTGACTACGAAGACATCAAGGTAATAGCGTGGATGCGTTTGCCGAAGGAGTATGGCAGTGAGTGAGACTATATGTTGGCGATGTCAGAATGCCTGCGGAAGATGCAGTTGGTCAAAGAACTTTACGCCGATAGAGGGCTGGGTTGCCGAGCGTAAAGACGTAAAGATAGCAATCGGCGAGTATGCAGAAAGCTACGAAGTGATCACGTGTCCACTGTTCAAAGAAGACGAGGTGAAAGATGAGATTGATTGATGCAGATGCCTTGGAAAAGAGATTGCACGAATTGGCTTTAGACGAATGGAATCAAAGCACTGCAACATCGTGGTCTAATGCATTTCTTGAGTGTGAAGATATGGTTTACGATGCTCCAACAGTAGATACTGTAAAGCATGGGCATTGGATATATGAGCGACTTAATGATACAAGAGGAGGCTCGTATTCAGTTGTTTATTGTTCTAACTGTCAAGCACATGTTCCGTGGGTGACAAAATATTGCTTAAACTGTGGTGCAAAGATGGATGAGGCGAGCGAATGAATTACTGTGTAAAATGTCTTAGATATGACTACTGTTCAGCACGAAGAATGTGTATTGATCCGCCATTTGGGTATTGTACACGATACCAACCTAAAAGTGGGTACGAAACAAAGATGGACGAATCTAAAGAGCAAACCAAAGAAAGGAGAGAAGATGCTGATAAGTAATGATTATGCTTTGACATATTATCCGAATCGAAATCAAATAGTTATCACATTACCACAGACAAGTAGGACACTAACCAACACATTCAGTCCTGTTGTGGACAGGCGAACTGACGTGAAAGATACTGACTTGCTGTGTTTGCTACAAGTGGTACAAGTGATTTTCAGTAAAGGAGAAAGAGAAGATGAGACTGATTGATGCAGAGAAAACCTTTGAGGTGCTAATCGAGTACTATCATCAACGGACAACATTTCAACATTACGCTTTGAGAGAAGCATTAGACAGAGTGCCGACAGTAGATGCCGTAAAGCATGGGCATTGGGTCACCATAACAGATGAGCCTTTTGCAGATAAGTACAAGTGTTCAGAATGTGACAAAGAGCCTCTTATTGCTGATTGCGAATTTGAGTTAACGCCGTATTGTCCGTTCTGTGGGGCTAAGATGGATGAGGAAGTAAATGGAAATAATTGAAAGAAAAGCCGTACCTATTTATGAATCGATATGTCCAGAATGTAAGTCTGTATTACAGTACAAGAAATCTGAAGTACGTTTAGGAGGACATATTACTTGTCCAGTATGTGGTGAGACTGTATGGGGTAGTACTATAAACCCTAAAAAATATATAGATAATAGTGAAGAACTGCTGAACAATAATGCTCCGACAGCAGAGGTGAAAGATGAGTGAGTTTAGCGAGGTGAGGAAGTGCGTAGTGTGCGGTGCAACGTTTGTAGCACATAATTGGTCAAGAATTTATTGTTCGCAAAAGTGCGGACGGAAGATGGCGAACGCAAGAGCGCGTCAAAAGAATTTGGAAGAGGTCATTGCTCAGGAACACAAAAAGAAAGTAAAGGGATCGAACATGAAAGCAATCAATGAGCTAGCAGTAGAGGCGCAGAAACGAGGCCTGAGCTATGGCGAATACGTTGGGAGATATGAGTATGATCAATAGCAGAGAAAAAGGTAAACGAGGCGAGAGAGATGTTGTCAAAGTGCTCCGCAGTCATGGGTATAGTGAGGCTCGCCGTGGTGTTCAATATCACGGCGGGCCAGACTCACCTGATGTGGTAGGAGTGCCAGGTTATCATTTCGAAGTGAAGTGGACAAAGCGAACCGATATGTATGGTTGGATAGCGCAAGCGAAGAAGGACTGTGGCGGGAATGTGCCAATCGTAGTTCACAAAAAAGACGGTGAAGAATGGCTTGTCATTATGACATTGGAGGATTTTTTAGATGGAATTGATCAACAAAGAAAATCTAATTCTGTGGCTGAAGTCGCAGATTGAGTTTAGGATCCTGAAGGGTGACGGTCAAATGGTGTTGGCCTATCGTGATGTATTAAATCACGTCGAGCGCGTACCAGAAGAAGGCAACATATACATCTATAACGAGGGAACGAGAAATGAATGAGTTTCTGATCAATCGCTACTTGGAACCGTTACTTGATAAAGCCGCGGCTCATGTATTGCAAGATTGGTACATCATGGAAGAGCGGCTTGACGAGGCGCCTGAGAAGATATGGCTCGCTATGGAGCGCATGACGTCATTGCGTGGTTTCAATTCGGCGACTCCAGTTCAAGGCGGTGGAAACAAAAGGGAAGAAATGCTCGTGCAGTCGATCGATTCGAAGATGCTAGCTGAAAAGGGCGCCGAAGATGCACGAGCTTATTTCGCTTGCGTTATGCCCGCTTGGAACAGCTTAACTCCTGACGAACAGTACGTCCTAAGAGAACGGTTTATAGAAGGCGGGAATGGCCTACAGAGGATCATGCACAGAAAGAATGTCGAGAAGACGGCCGCCTATAATATGTGCAACTCAGCCTTGAAGAAGTTCCGCAGGAAAATATTCTGGTAAATACTTTAGAAATTACTAAAAAAGTACTTGCAATATCTAAAATGGCTGATATAATGATGATGTAGACAGAACAAAAGTTCGTCACAGAAAGGGACAAGAGATGAAAGTTTACGAAGATATGTACAGCGCATTGATAGAAGTTTATGGTGGTTGGAACCGCATGGTCAAGGTGGTCAAGGACATGGACAGACCGAGAAACGAAACTGTTAAGTTTCAGCTGAATTGGAGCGCACTTGGTAATGTTGATGTTGAAAAGGCAATGGAATTTGCTGATCAGATGAAAGAGTCAATGGAGATAGCAGAAGTGCTTAATAAGGCTGAGATCGTAGTGGATCGCAAAACAGATGCATTTGACAAAGAGGAAGAGTACAACAAGTGGGTTGAGATAGTCAGGACACAGAGCATATACATGGTAGCCGCGGCACTCAAGATGGCGGAAACATCACTTGAAAGTTTCAAGGCAGTCACAAAAGAATTCGTTTGCTAAATTCGAAAGGCCGAAAGGCGTCTGTCAGAGATGGGCTACTGGCACTGATGAGATAGCCTAGAAAGGATCAGGAGATGAATTACAAAGCCATTCAGGACGAGGTCATCGCAAAGTACAGAATTGACCTATGCAACGGCACGAGGTGCAAAGACGGAGATTGGAGCAGAACGCACGCTCATGTAAAACAGCGCAGAGTGTGCAAATGGAAACGAGCAAATTCGGTGCAGTCGACATTCACTTTGTTCCATGAGATAGGACATATCGAAACGACCAAGTCATATATGAGGCGAGCGGAATCAGAGTATTACGCAACGATATGGGCGATCGAGAAATTCAAAGAGTATGGGCTGATGGTGCCACAGAAAACACTTGAAGATTATCAATGGTACATTGATGATGAGATAGCAAGAGGCAAGAGGAGAGGAGGTACGGGTTACGGCAAATTGAACCTTGTAGAAGCAATTTAACAATGATCAGCCTTTACGGTGGGAGGTTAAACCGTTCATAAAGAAAGGATCAAAGAGATGGATTATAGTTGGGATTATTTAAGCGCAAAGCTAGAGGATTATGATTATGTGACACTGAACAAAAAAAGCTGTTGGTACATGATACAGCCTGCTAAAGATTATGATCAAAAGTGCATCTTGGTAACTCGTATAGATGACAACAAGAAGCACAAGTACATGACGGTCAAGCCAGATGGCAGTATAAGAGAGTGGGGTGAAGGCTAATGCACCAGATTGAGATGAGAACTTATCCGTGTAGAACATCAACGAAAAAGATCAATAAAGAATGCACACTTCACGCCAAGTATGAAGGCGATTCCCATAGCGGTTTATACACGCCGATCAGATTTATTGACAAAGTGGTGAAGAATTACGACGAGGCGTGCAAATACATCGAAGAGCATGATGATGGCTGGTACGACAGTTTGGCGATCAAGTACAAGGATGGGCGTAAGATATATTGGCTGGTCAAGTATGAGTTCCACTGCTAAGATGCGGAAAAAATGCGGAAAATTCGCTTGACTGAGTAGACATAAATAACTGATAATTTAATTGCGCTAGAAAAGGCTCCGTTGCTCGGGGCCTTTTTTCGTTGGAGGGGAAAATGGAAGACTTCAATTCGTTCTTTAAAACAGTTGACGGCAATGAGGGCGGCAAATGTCACTACAACTCAAGACTTGATACTTACGGTTGCGGCTGTCAGCATGATTGCAGTTATTGCTATGCCAAAAGCTTGTTGGATTTCAGAGGTTTATGGAATCCAAAAGCGCCACGAATTGCACCAATTGACGAAGTGAAAAAAGCAATCAAAAAGTTCCCGAGAAACCAAGTGGTTCGGCTCGGCGGGATGACAGATTGCTTTCAACCTTTAGAGAAGACGGTTCGCAATACGTACAAAGCAATTAGGTTGTTGAACATGAAGAAGCAGCCGTACTTGATCGTTACCAAATCAGCAATGGTTGCTGATGATGAATACTTGAGCATATTGGATAAAGACCTTGCTCATGTGCAGATCACTGTTACCACGTTTGACGATAAGCTGTGCGCCAGTTATGAAAAAGCGTCACCGCCGTCGAAGAGGGTTGAAGCGATAGAAAAGTTACAAAAGAACGGGTTTGATGTTCAGTTAAGACTATCTCCGTTTATTCCCCAGTATGTGGAGTTTGAGAAATTAAACTCGGTTGAGTGTGACAAGATATTGGTTGAATTTCTCCGAACGAACCATTGGATAGAGAACTGGTTTCCGATCAGTTACTCTGAGTACACAGTGAAGCAGAACGGTTATCATCATCTTCCATTGGAACGGAAACTTGATTATATAAGTCTGATCAAGGACTTTAAAGAAATGAGTGTCTGCGAGGACGAGAATAGAGCGTACCAATACTGGCAAAAGCACTTCAATCACAACCCCGACGATTGTTGTAACTTGAGGAGGAAAGATGGACATTGAGAAAATCGTTTGGCTTGATACGGATAGTTTGGAGACCTATCCTAACAACGCCAAAATTCACAACGCTGAGCAAGTAGAAAGGATCAAGCTGAGCATTCAGGAGTTTGGGTTTAATGATCCCATTCAGGTCAGCAAAGACAACGTAGTGATCGCAGGCCACGGCAGGCTGTTAGCGGCAAAAGAACTTGGCATGGAAAAAGTGCCATGCATAGTACTTGATCATTTAAACGAGCAGCAGCAAAAAGCGTACAGGAACGTCCATAACAAATTAAATATGGATACAGGTTTTGACTGGGATCTACTCAGCCTCGATCTTGCAGAAATCACAGAAATAGACATGGCAGACTTCGGTTTCCATACTGAGGCTATGAACGTAGATATAGATAGCTTTTTTGAATTGGAAGAAGGAGAAAAAACTCCAAAACAGAAATTGATTACTTGTCCGCATTGCGGTCAAGTAATCAATTTAAATGATGTCAAATGATAGTTTATCTTGCTGGTTTGGATTGCACGCCAAACGTATTAAAGCGGTGGGATCAACCATATAAGCCGTATGTTTTAATCAGTTATTACCATTACTGGAAGTATCCAAAAGATGATGATATACGGTGGATGTGGGAGAAAGCTGCTGATGTGATGGTCGACAGCGGCGCGTTTACTGTGCGAGAGCGTATGTCTAATGCGTATGACTGGGAAACTTATATTGACAGTTATGCAAAGTTTATAGTCAAGAACAACATCCAAAATTTCTATGAGTTGGATATAGATAATATTGTTGGCTATGATCGTGTAAAGGAATTTCGGAAACAGCTAGAAAATGCAACTGGCAAAAAATGTATTCCAGTATGGCACATAACGAGAGGCAAAGAAGATTTTCTGCAGATGTGCGATGAATATAAATATGTTGCGCTTGGCGGAATTGTAGGTAACAAAAGCAAGGATGCAGCTCAGGCATATAGAAATTGTTTTCCTTGGTTCATCAACGAAGCTCACAAAAGAGGAGCAAAAATTCATGGACTTGGGATCACGGGCATGGACATATTAAAAAAAGCTCATTTTGACAGTGTGGATAGTACAACATGGTCAACCGTATGGCGATATGGACGCGTTACAGTTTTTAATGGCCACAAGATAGTGAATATAGCAAGGCCAAACAACAAAAAGTTAAAACATTACGAAGTACTTGGAGACTTGTCATTCAATGAGTGGGTTAAATTCCAAAAGTACGCACTAACAAATCTATAAACTCCCTGAAACTGGCTCTCATGGAGATATAACGAAAAGGAGAAAAAATGAAAAAACAGTATTCTAAAGCTCAATTGATCATGGTAGGAGTAATAGCGTTTTATTTTTTGGGCTCTATTATGATGAATATCTTGACAATGAAAACCTTACAGATTGGCCCAGTCTCAGTATTTACTTGTGGCATAATTATGACTCCGCTGGTATTTGCTTGTAACGACATCTTAACCGAATGTATGGGCGAACGTTTTGCTTTCCGAACAATTTTAGTTGGCGGAGCGATCAATCTCTTATGGACGCTATTATGCGCTTTAGCAATAGCGTTGCCAGGCAATAACGCTTTTATCGCAGACGCGTTTGCGGTAATTCTAGGCTCGACGTGGCGCATAGCCTCAGCATCTATTATTGCCTATATCGGCGGCGGCTATTTAAACAATTTGATCATGGCAAGATTGAAAGAAAAAGATGGCGAGGATAGGTACTATTATCGCGCTATTCTTTCATCTGCAATCGGTCAATTGTTTGACGATTATGTCTTTATCTTTTTAGCGTTTGCTCCGTTTGGAATATCTGCAATAGAAAATCCATGGAGCGCTATTGTTACAGTTCCATTGATTAGCGCAATTATGGAAACAGTTCTCGAGGCGATCGTTACTCCTATATCTAAGAAAATATGCGCAATCATAAAAGCGGAGGAATAAATGGAGTGGCTGGGAGTTCTCGCCTCTCTGGTAATAATTTATGGCTTTACGCGAAAGAATGAGCAAAGGATAAGAATGATAAACATTGTCGGAGCGTCGCTTTATGTGGCGTATGGCGTCTTTGTAGGTTCTTTTAGCAACATTTTTCTAAATCTTGTTTTAATTGGAGTAAACCTATATCGGCTATGGCGAGACCAAGAAAAGAAATAGACCAAAATCAGTTCGAATACCTCTGTGGTATCATGTGCACTCTTGAAGAGATCGCAGGCTTCTTTAATTGCAGTGAAGACACGATCGAGAATTGGTGCAAGCGAACCTATAAAGAGCGTTTTTCGGACATATATAAAAAGTTTTCTGCAAGAGGAAAACAGTCGCTTCGTCGTTATCAATATGACTTGGCTAAAACTAATGCAACTATGGCTATATGGTTGGGCAAGCAATGGCTCGGTCAGAAAGACGAACAAGTAATTGCTGTCAACAGAAGTACTGACGAAACCTTGAAAGCGATGGACGAATACTTTGCCAACGAAGGAACAGATTCTCGAGACAATTAAATACCATCCCGTAGAGATTGGACACTGGGTAGGATTTAAAGATATGACGGAGCTTCACAACCAGTGGCTCCGTCAGTTTCTGTTTAGCAAATACGATATGACGTTGCAAGCTCATCGAGGTTCGTACAAAACAACAACGCTGTCCTTAGCGATGGCAATCCATACTCTGATCAAACCGAACGAAACGGTTATCTACATGAGGAAGACCGACGCCGACGTTAAAGAGATCGCTCGGCAAGTGTTCAAGATGTTGAGTTCTGGTGCGTTTCAGGAAATGGTACAAATCTTGCATGAGAAACCGTTAGCGTTTCGAAGGTTCAGCGGGAACGAGCTCGACACCAATCTCCATTCGGGAAATCTCGGTGCATCTCAAATAGTCGGCTTAGGACTAGGAACATCAATCACTGGCAAGCACGCTGATATAGTGATCACGGACGATATAGTAAACGTCAATGATCGCAAGAGCAAAGCAGAACGTGACAAAACAAAACTGGCATACCAAGAACTACAAAACATCAAGAATCGTGGTGGACGGTTTATAAACACTGGTACGCCGTGGCATATAGAAGACTGCTTCACGCTCATGCCGAATATCGTTACCTACGATTGCTACTCTACTGGGCTTATGTCTCAGGAGGAGATAGATGACATTAAGGGTAAAATGACGCCGTCTCTGTTTGCGGCGAACTATGAGTTGAGGCATATTCCCTCTGACGAGATCGTCTTCTTTGATCCCGCTGTCAATGGTGATCCTTTGCTTATTCAGCAAGGCGTCAGTCATATCGACGCAGCTTACGGTGGCGATGACTTTACTGCGTTTACAATCTGCAAATTGTACGAAGGAAAGTTCTATCTGTACGGTAGGATGTGGCATAAGCACGTAGATGATGTTATGGAGGAAATAGTTAGACTTCACAACGAATTCCTATGCGGAAGAATGTTCGCCGAGGATAACGGTGACAAGGGCTATCTGGTGAAAGAGATCAGGAGAAGGTATCAGGTCAGAGCTTTCTCTTATCACGAAAATATGAACAAAGACCTTAAGATTACGACGTACCTGAAAGCGGCATGGAAGAACGTCGTATTCGTCGCGGGAACCGATAAAGAATATATCCAACAAATATGCGATTATACGGAAGAAGCGGAACATGATGACGCGCCAGACAGCGCGGCTTCAATTATCCGACAACTATGGAGAAAGCAATGAGTTTTTTCAATACGTTAGCAGCCAGAACGACGGTGTTGGTCAACAGAATAGCAGAGCAAGTCTTCGACCTCGGAAGAATAGACGAAGAACAGACAAGGTCAGTAGTAGACAGATGTCTTGAAGCGTATCACGGAACGCCCGATTGGATACCCCCGAACTCTCCTGAGCAGTCAATCAACTTCACCAAAACGATATGCGAAGAGTTAGCAAGGCTAACCACCATGAATATTGAGATCGATATTGACGGCAGTGCGAGAGCAGAGTGGCTCAATGATCAGATTCATCTCTATGATAAGCAATATCGCAGATGGGTTGAGTTGGGATGCGCTTCAGGACTGGTAGTAGTCAAGCCGAATGGTGCAACCATTGACTTGTATCTACCTGGTCAGTACTTGATCGTGAATGTAGTCGGCGGCGATATAACAGAGATCGTATTTCAGGATACGCAAAAGGTCAAAGATACGTACTACACCAAACTTGAGTATCACAAGCGCACGCTTGAGACATATACCGTACAGAACAGATGTTTCGTATCAAAGAGCAAGGGCAACATTGGGGATCCGATAGATATTCAGGAAACTCCGTGGAATGGCCTCAGCGAAGAAGTGGTGATAGAGAACGTTGATCATAACTTGTACGGCGCACTCTTGATGCCGTCGGTCAATAACGACAATCTAGACTCTTACATTGGGCTCCCAGTAGTAGCCAACTGTTTGGTAGAACTTGAGGGTTTGGACAACGCTTTCTATTTGCTGAAAGACGAGATTGATGACAGCCAAAGAATAGTCATGATAGACTCTGACCGTTTGATGTATGGCGCAGTAGCTCAGACGACGTTGACAAGCTTCGAGCAAGCACAACAAGTCGTGGAGATGTCAGGACTTCCGAAATACGTCAAATTGGTGGAGGGTACAACTTCTATCGATAACGAAGTGTATCACGAAATAAATCCTAATTTAAACACAGAGACTCGTATCAAAGGTATAAATAACTACCTCTCACAAATTGGCTTTAAAACTGGGTTTTCTAATGGCTATTTTGTGTTTGATCAGAAGACTGGCATGATCACTGCTACTCAGGTAGAGTCTGATGACAGACGAACCATACAGACGATAAATGATATACGCAGACAATTCAGAGCTTGCGTAGACGAGCTGGTGTATGCGTTGAACGCTTTCGCTGATGCCTACAATCTGGCGCCGAGTGGAGATTATGAGATAGCATATAAGTTCGATGACATCACATTGAACGAGGAAGAAGACCGTGCTCGTTGGTTGTCTTTTGTCAATTCAGGATACGTTCCGTTTTGGCGGTATCTCATGATGTTCGAAGGCTACTCTGAGGACGAGGCGAAAGAAATATCAACACAAAGCCAGCAACCTGAGCCGTTGTCGACTTTGTTTGCTTAAGGAGTAAAGATGCTTGATCCTGAGTATTTGGCTAACGTTTCAGAAGGTGCTGAAGAGATAGCCAGTGAGCTTCACACTAACATCATTAAGCAAGTAGTGAGACATATCACGTATCGCTTGGGACAAGGCGAAAATTTTAGTCTGACGCAGACTGATCGCTATCAATTAGAGATACTGCAAGAGGCAGGCTATCTCCTAAAGGATATACTAAAAGAGATTGCCAAAAAGACCAGAACCCAAGAGGCAGAGGTCAAAGCGGCTTTCGAAGACTCAGGTGTTCGCAGTATGAGGTCAGAGGCGTCAATATATGAGCGGGCGGGTATATCAACAGAACCGCTATTGGAGTCGCCGACGTTGATCAGAATCTTGCAAAGAGGCTACGAAGCAACTATGCAAGAGTGGTCGAACTATACACGAACCACTGCGATCAGCGCTCAGCAACTGTTTATTAGCGAATGCAATAGAGCATACAACAGAGTAGTGGCAGGAGAGACGACATTTTCGGGAGCGTATTATGACGCGATCAAAAAAGTCTCAGAGGGCGGTATCGTAGTTCAGTATCCCAAGAAAGATGCTCAAGGCAATCCAATACCTGGCACCGTAGGTTGGACTGACACCATCGAAGTTGCAACATCTCGTGCAGTGAGAACGGGGATTGCCCAAGCGACGTCTGATATGACAGCAACGCGAGCGGCAGAAAATGGTGTCACGTGTTTCCTTGTATCAAAGCATCAAGGCGCGAGGCCTACTCATGCAGTATGGCAAGGGCAGGTCTATTGGATAGACTGGGACATATTAGCGACGCGTGTAGCACTTCCCAAGATGGACTCTTATCCTCAGGCAACGCTAGAGGAAAAGGTCAAATATAAAGAGTTTTGTACAACGACTGGCGTTGGTGAAATGTTGGGATTATGCGGTATCAACTGCAGACACAGCTATTCGCCTTTCTTTGATGGTATATCTCATAACCCGTATCCAGACCTCAATATTGACGAGGATCCTGAGATATACGAGAATACTCAAAAGCAAAGATTGCTTGAGAGAAGGATCAGAAAAACAAAAAGAGAGCTTGTAACTTTATTAGATGCGCAAAAAACAACATTAGACGAAGAGGCTAAATCTAAATTAGATAAGGATATAGCAAATAAGGACGCGCTTTTAACCGCGCAAAATGCTGAGTACAGAAAGTTCTGTAAAGAACACGATCTACGTCCTCAGGAGAAACGATTAGCAATTGCAGGATGGAATCGCGAGGTCGTACAAAGCATTGAGCAATCCAGTCTTAACGTTTACAAAGAGCAGTTAAGAATTGACAACAGAGAATACTTCTCAACCAATACCAGTGATGTCATTAAGGAAATCAATAAAGGCAAACACAACTCTCTAGAGCGTTATCTGGACGAGGACGGAAAGCTAGTTCCTAAGCGTGAAGAACATCACAAAGAGATAATTGATCAAACGCTCGCGGGCAAGCAACCAGTCAATGGCCAAGCGACTATGACGATGCTTGGAGGTGGCCCTGCTTCAGGCAAGAGCAGCGTTATGAGTACGAAGAACGTTGACAACCATACTGTAGTAGTCAACCCCGACGATATGAAAGAAAAGTTGGACGGCTACAAGAGAATGGCAAAGAGAACAGACAAGGCAGCGGCGTATTATCATGAAGAATCTTCGGCGCTTGCTAAACGTTTGTCACAAGTGTCTTACTCAGAGAATTACAATGTAATCTACGACGGCACGGGCGATGGAAGTATTTCGAGCGTGCAGAAGAAGATAAATCAGGCAAAAGCAAACGGGTATAACGTAGAGGCAAAGTACGTCACCATTGATACTGAAGAGGCTGTTCGACGCAACCAAAAGCGTTATGATGATGCAATCGCGGCAGGCGAGACGCCAAGACTTCCACCAGAGGATTACGTGCGTGAGTGCCACGCTGCAGTCACGGATATTTCTGTTCAGGTCGCTCCTGAGTTTAACCGTATAGAGATATGGGACAACAACGGCGCAAAAGGCGAGCAGAAATTGATCGCAGTCGGCGGCAATGGTCAGTACCTCAAAGCAGTAGAAGGGGAAGAAAAAGCATTATTGAGATACCTCGCTAAAGGAGCGAACGGACTTGAAAGCTTTATCATCCTTCCTGACGGTCAGGTCGTACCAAAAGAACCTTTATAAACATTCGTGGAATATGTTATAATCAACATGGGAGGTGCGAATGTCTGGTTATACTGAATACTTAAAAGAGCTTGGAAAGCTTCGGGCTAGCAGAAGGAACGAACTTGCTTATATGGCGAGTTGCCGTGTACCAATAGATGAAGCAGGACTGAAGCTACCAATCGAACGAGAATACTATGACCGTTTGATACAACAGTCAAACGAACACTACAACAGATACGGTTTCTATCCAACGTATGAGATGGAGGAAATCGAATATGACGATCCTTGCTTGGACATCTACACAGATCCAATAGAGTAAAGCATGATCATAAACAAACGCTACTTTCGAGTGGCGTTTTTTATTTGATAAATTACCACGCCTGAGGTTAAGAGGGCAGAATCCAATCTCGGAGACAAACCGAGTCAGAAATCATGTTAGGAGGACGAACCATGCAGAACATCCAAGAACTATTAAAGACCGTCGGACTGGAAATCCCAGCTGACAAACTAGACGACTTCAACAAGAACTTCGCGGCGAATTACAAGACGGTTGCGGAGTTCGATAAGAAGGTGCAGAAACTAGAAGGTGAGCGTGACAACTACAAGGATCAGTTCGAGAAAGCAGACAATGCTTTAAAGGGCTTTGATGGTGTAGATTTGGAGGGCATGAAGACACAGATTGCCAACTACAAAAAAGAGGCTGAAGACGCCAAAAAAGAGTACGAAACCAAGATAGCGGAGCGAGATTTCAACGATGCTCTTAGGGCAGAACTTGAGAATGTAAAATTCAGTTCTAGTTATGCCAAACGCGCAGTCGAGAACGAGATCAAAGCAAAAGGCCT